CGAGGGGGGCGAGTTCTGCAATTTGCCAAATTTCTGCAGCGTAAGCGTCGTCTTCGTTATTAAACCAATTTAAAATCCTAACTTCAAATTTTCCGTCGTTCTTTTTTACGACATTGTGCCAGTGTAAATTTCTGTCATATTTACTATACGCACGCTTCTCCTTCCCCTTACCTACGTTGAAAATAACGCCGGTGTCAGGGCGAATGTGCGCATATGTATAATAGTAAACCATGGTTAGCTACTAATCCTTTGCTGGCGGCGGCAATTTTTTTAGAACCTTTATATGCTTCTGCCGCTGCTTTTTGACAAAAGCGTCAAGGACTTTATGTCCTTCATCCAGATCACCGTCGCCAAACGCGCGAACTTCTTCCGGACTAAGAATGTATTCTCCTCCGGCCACGATACACGGGATAACACCGGTCGGCTCATGGTACGGTCCATTTATACCGTATTTCTTTTTTAAATCAAAGCCAACACGGCCCCCACGTGACTTTGCATCTTCAATCATCTTCTTAACAACTTCAAACCCTGCCTCTGTATTGTTCTCGCCCAGAGAACTCACACAATCAGCGGGTAGCACGTAGCTCCCCGATACCACCGAAATCGGAAGTCTGTCGGTTCGCCCTGGTATGGGTGCCTTTAGGGGTCCGTGGAATACTTTCGGGTTTTTCGACGCGCCGCCACGCTCCATCGCTTTGCGCGCCATGTTAAGTGCGGCCGCAACTGATTGGTCCTGCGGATGCCCGGCGCGAACCATTTCTGAAATGTTCCGGCTAATCGTCTGCTGACTTTTTCCAGGCTTTAACGGCATTTTATTGTCCTACCGAATAAGTGACGTTCAACGTCGTTCCTGCCGGAACTTCGACAACCAGACCATTAATGAATTCCTGACCGACCTCGTAAAGTCCGGTCGCGGCTGTCGGCACGAGCGCAAAAAGCCAGTCGGTCGGTGGTGTGATGACGGGTGTCGCTGTATTGTAAAAGTTTATCTGCGCAAGATTTGAATCTAGCGCGCAAACCCGAACGAGCCGACCTTTTCCAACATATAGCTGAACGACCAGAGGCCCAACAATCGTCTGCGACGTGAACTGCCCCGCAAGATAACGCGTCGTAAGATTCGACGCACTATAGCTTACGACCATATTCTGTGTTGCGGTTGTTAATGCGTCAATCGCCATTATCGCCTCCCTGCCGGTGCGAAGCGGTATCTTACGCTGCCGAGCCTCCAGAAGCTGTCTAAATTATCGCATTCAATTTTCATTGACATAAACCGCCCGCGAAACCGCGTTGAAATATACGGCGTCTGCTGCGTAACAGGGTAAGGGCCATAGATCTTCGGCGGGGAGCCCGCGTAATCCGTCACGTAAAACGTGAAGTTTAGCCGCGCATTATTCGGCTGATTATACTGGCCCCATTTTGCGTCGGGGAGAATCCAGTCAACGAACACAAGGTCTTGCCCATTCGATATGCTGAAATAACCTGTCGTAAGGTTTGATGAGATCGGGACGATCTGTTCACCTTCAGCCAAATTATTCGACGTCTCGTGCTGGTAAACCCACCCCTCATTATCCGCAGCAATCGGGGGTCCGAGAATGGACAGATCTGTCCATGCGCAGCGGTTAAGGAAGCCAAAGTCCCACTCCTGGTACACGTAATTGTAGCACACATATGCGTCGGGCGCGCCATTCGCGGATTTTGTCGACGGGAAAAACCAATTCACCTCGTTAAAAGTTGAATTTGTCCCGCATACGATGTTGTCCGTGAACTTTTGATCGAGATTTTGGAAAATAAAATCCCAAACCGTGCAAGGGATGGGCGTTGGTGCGCCGCCGTCCTGCACCGTGAAAAATTGCTTCTGGCTCATCCAGAAAAGCGAACCGCCAATCAGTCCAACAGCCTGCGGGGCAATCAGTCCGCATCCGTTGCCAATCTTATTAAAACCGAAGAAACTTGGATACCCAACATATTGGGCAACGTAAACGTCAACGTCGGTAAACCAAAACTGTTGTGTCGGGCCCTGAACGCCGCGAACAATTTTAGAGCCTGTCGGAATCGTATAAAAACCCGCCTGACTTTGTCCACCGATTGTCCAATTCGTAAAATTGGTGTCGGACCAGCGTATGTACAGCGGATTTTGGGACGGGTTGATTGCGTCGTTGCAACCCCAGGCCATAATTTGACCCTGAGGCATTGCAACAAACGCACCGTTCTGCCGGGAGGGGGCATTTGAAATAATGCTAAGATTGTCAAAACCGCCGACCGTCGACCATGTGAATATCGGACCGCCGACAGAACTTGCGACGAGCGTTGCCTGAACGTTGTCAAGATACCAACGCGGTGAAGTGTAAACCTGAGCGACGGGCGGGGGAGACGGGGCCCCTTGACCGTAGCCATACTGTCCGTAGGGGTTCGTTCCGTAACCCCCACCGACAAGCGCAGGACCATTTGTTTTCCAGTAAGTCAGGTTCACGTTGCCGTTATTCATCGGCTGCGTGTCAGCCGACGCGGCAGCATTGTCCGCGAAGAAAGTGAACGTCGTATCGTTTAGGACTTCATAAACGATATACGTTCCAACGATAACGATTCCGCCGACTGTCGTCGGGACACCAAACCCGATACGTGTTCCCGGCCGCAAGCTGTTGAATTGGTATTTAATCGGAAAATTTACGGTGACTTTTGCGTCATTCGCGGTCGTCGTGAATACGGGTATCGTCGGTGCGGCGCTCGTAACCGTTGAACTCGCTGAGTAGCCCGCATCAATGGTGTAGGTGCTACCAACGATAGGCGTGATAATTGGGTAAGTCTGGTAGAGAATAACCCCGCCGACGGCTACCGGGACGTTAAACTGAACAGAGTCATACGTACTTAGATTGACGCCGTTTGCGTCATCAATTACAATATTGCTTGAGCCGAGCGTTGTAGTGAATTTTAACGTATTAGAGTCTCGAACAAAATATTGCGGTGAGATGTCTTTTAGGTTGTAATTCGTCGAATTATACGCGTAGACAATTTCATCCGTTGCGACGCCTAAATAGGGTTGGCCTTCAAGGTCGCCCCACGGCTTTAGATATGATGGCGAGCCGCTAACTTTTTGATTTATAAAAAGTGTGCAGCCGCCGCGCTTTTCCGGCAAGTTTGCACGCCAACGAATAAAATTACTCGTCTGAACGCCGCCCGCGTTGTCGGCCTCTGTCGGCTCGATGTTGACGCCCGGTTTGAGATCGAGTTCCGCGAACGGCATGTCTTATCGCTCCGGCGCAATAGGAATGGCCGAGAGCGACGTCCAAGCAGGGCCCGCAAATTTCTGCCGCAAAGACTCGAGCATCGCGCCTTTCGCAAGAGTTTGATACTGCGACTCCCAAGACTGCGCCTGCTGCGGATTGTCCGACTGAGAACCGAAGTCGCGCATGTATCCAGAGGCGAAAACCATGCTCGCCGCGAGAAAAATATCGGGCATAAACTGCGTAAGGAATGTTTCTGGGTGTGTCGGCGATAAGGGCTCTGGGCGATATGTTCCCTGAACCTCAATCGTATAAGCCCGATCTGGCCAAGGACCAAGATAAAATGAATCCTGACGATACGGCGCGAAATATTGGGGCTTTGCTGTGGTTTTCGGTGTGCCCCAAACGGAATTAAGATAAAAAATTGTTACGGGCTGTAGCTGTATTCTAAAAGGAATATTCGGCGGGTCTTCGCCAACAAGGCTAACAGTTGTGAGCGTGATGTAACTTCCGTAGCGCGCGGGCGGCGTAATCAGAACCCGGTCTCTCGGCGTGCATGTCGTCGAACTCGTCCAAATCGTATCAACAACATCAAGCTCTCTATATATCCGTTTTTCTGCATAATTAATCATGCCGGGAATCATTAATTGAAACTCGGGTGTATTCGGGTCAGTCGCCATCAAGTTAGCAACTTGCGCGATATATGATGTGTAATCCATCATTTATCTTGCTTTCCGTCGAGCTTGTCGAATATCTTGCCAAGCATATCTTTTATTTCTTTAACGCTATCTGAAAACTCGTCTTTACGAACATAATTAATAGGAAGGTTTCGCTCTAAATCGTGCAAGTCTTTCTGTAGGCGCTGAACGGCGTCCCAGAGCGCGCGGGCAAACCAGCCTCCGCCTGCGATGATGAGCCCAATTGCCAAATTAAAAGCCGACTGTAGGTCCATCATCGCACCCGTATGAGAAAAGAGGGCGAGTGTGTGGCCCGCCCCCATTTTGAATTACTCGGCCGAAGCAGCGGCTTCTTCAGCCGGGGCGTGCTTCTTGAAAAGCTCTTCCATCTGCGGGCCGGCCTGCGACTGAAGGCCAGCGACAGCCGACGAAATCGAGTTCACAACCTGAAATGGCGCAGTCGAAATGGCGCCAAGAATCTGGTTCCATTCAGCAACCGTGAGAGAAATCGTTACGACTTCATTTTCCATTTTACGCTCCTTAAGCGCTAGGGAGTGTCAGGGGACTATCCCCTGACTTTGCATACCCCTCGTTGCGTGAGGGGTAAATTCTTGTGTTAGGTTGATGTGGCGAAGAGGGGGTGGCCAGAGGTATTATGCCCAACCGCTACGAACAACCCAGACGAGTTAACCGCAACGCTTCTCATATCCGCAAACGTCGTAGAACCATTCATCAGCGCGGGTGTCGTCCACGTCGAGCCATTGGACGAAGTGGCGAACACCGGGGCAGTTGAACTATCGTAGCCAACTGCAAGGAACTGACCCGCTGAACTTACAGAAACGCCAAACATGCTTGCATACGTAGAAGAGCCATTCATCCGCGCAGGCGTTGTCCATGTCGAGCCATTGGACGAGGTGGCGAAGACGGGGGCATTGGAGCTATCGTAGCCAACTGCAACAAACAGACCAGCGGAGTTAACGGTGACACTTCGCATTTGCGCAATCACCGACGAACCATTCATTAGCGCGGGCGTTGTCCATGTCGAGCCGTTGGAAGATGTGGCGAACATGGGAGCCCCTGCAGCATTATGTCCAACCGCCGCGAACTGACCCGAAGAGCTAACCGCGACGCTATTCATCTGACAATTAACCGACGAACCATTCATTAGCGCGGGTGTTGTCCATGTCGAGCCGTTGGAGGATGTGGCAAACACGGCAGCAGGAGGCGAACGAAGCCCAACCGCTACGAACAGGCCAGATGAGTTAACCGCAACGCCTAGCATAGCCGCATACGCCCCCGAACTATTCATGTTTGTAGGCGTTGTCCATGTCGAGCCATTGGAAGATGTGGCGAAGAGTGATGCACCTGCACTATCTTCTCCAACCGCAACGAATAGACCGGATGAGTTAACAGCGACACTTTGCATATATGCAGTCGTCGTAGAACCGTTCATCAGCGCGGGTGTTGTCCATGTCGAGCCGTTGGAAGATGTGGCGAACATGGGGCGATTAAAAATGTTAAAGCCAACTGCAACAAACAGACCAGCGGAGTTAACGGTGACGCCATACATACGCGAAACCGCCGACGAACCATTCATCAGCGCAGGCGTCGTAAAGTTAGACGCCGGAGCGTAAGGCGTCGCACTATTACTCGCCGCACTCGCCGGAGACGTACCAATCGCATTGGTCGCCGTAACCGTGAACGTATAAGCCACGCCTGTTGTAAGGCCCGTAACCGTAATCGGCGAGGATGTGCCCGTCGCCGTAATGCCGCCGGGGGAGGAGGTTACAGTGTAGCTCGTGATGGGGGAGCCGTTCGGGAGCGCGCCAGAGAAGGTGACTGAGGCGGATGTGGCGCTTGTGGCTGTGGCTGTGACGCTTGTGGGAGCGGATGGAGCGGCGGCCGCATAGGCGAAATCTATGCCGTTAACCTGCCCCGGAAGAGCTGCGGACGGGTTGCCGTATTTCACCCCAAACCCTGTTGCATCGGACCACGGATAAGCTGCGATGTAGGGGGCGTTAACCGTCCCAATTGCAACGGAATCTCCGGTTCGCGAGAAAGCCGCAGCTACACCATTAGTCGCCATATATGTAGCGTCTGTGTATTTAGAACCAAACCCCGTGGCGGAATTCCATGCATATGCAACAGAAGTAAGAAGACTGGTTTGTCCGATGACTATAGCGTTACCCGAAGGGGAAAACCCTACACCTCGCCCAACGCCAGCCGGCAATGCTGTCGGATTACTATACTTTGCCCCAAAACCCGACCCACTAGACCACGGGTATGCACTTATGAAAGGTGAATTAGTATGCCCGATAGCTACAGAATTGCCTGCCGGTGAAAATGAAATAGCCCAACCGAAACCAGTTGGTAATGTTGCTGGGTCGCTATATTTTACACCAAAACCAGTAGATGAATTCCAATCATATGCCACTACAAACGGAGTTGAAGCATAACTCATAGCTACAGCGTTTCCGCTCGGAGAAAATTTAATTTGAACACCACCCCCCGCCGGAGGTAGCGTTGCAGGGTCGCTATATTTTGTTCCGAATCCTGAAGCTCCAGACCATCTATAGGCAATAAGAAATGGAGAGGAAGAGTCTGTCGTAACGATAGCGTCGCCGGATGGCGTAAAACTAACTCCACGAGAAAAAGTACTCTGTAGGGCGGGATTTGTATACTTTGCACCAAAGCCTGACCCGCTAGACCACCGATATACGGCCAGACCGTCAGTTTGCGCTGCAAGTGCTATGGCGTCTCCGGCAGGGGAAAAAGCCACATCATTGCCGGTGGCTGTTGGAAGAGTTACCGGGTTTGTGTATTTTGTCCCAAAACCCGCATTCGAAGAAAACGAATACGCAGAAATGTACGGTGAAGCAGCATGCGCCAAAGCAATGACGCCTGTCGTTGGCGTAACTCTACCCGCAGCAGCCATAATAAGATGAGTTCCAATAGACATTTTTGTCGCTCCTGAATTCAGACTATGGCCGCTGCGGCTGTGGTTTTATTCTTCGACTTGCTCGCGAATTACCTCAAGCATAATCTTCGCTTTCTTCTGTTCAAGCAAAGAGGATGCGAGTAACTCTCTCAAGCGCTCAACAAATTCTGCCAGTTCTTCATCGTCCTTGGACTTCTCAATCGCAAGGCGATAATTGTCGATGTTTATCTGATAATGAAGAACTTCTTCCTCACGCGCCTTAAGCGCCTCAGAGAGTATTTCCAGCTTGGACATCTTCTTCTCCGGGTAATAGGGCTGCGAGCACCGCAGCCCTTTCTGTTATATTACGCATCCTGTCCCGACACAAAGCCGAACCAGTTGCTACCACCGTCATAGGTGTAAAGCACGTAAGTATCAACCTTTGCGTTGGTGCTCGTCGGGGTCGGCGCTGTGCCGCCCGGCCAACGAACAGACGCCGGCCACGTAATCGTCCGCGCCGTGCCATCCGCCGTAAACGACAGAATCAACGAGATGGACTTACCAGACGCCGGGACATTGCTGAATGTAATCGACGTGATGTTCGCATTCAGCGCAATCGCAAAGACGTTGCCCGCCGCGCAATTAAGAGCGAGGGCGCCCGCGGTAATCACAGGCGATGTCTGCGTC